CACAGCGGTAGGTGCAACCAGCACTACAGCCATAGAACACTCAACAGAAGCGGATCAATTCTGATGTTACCCATCTGTCCCAAATGTGGCACACGTCATTTTGATAATGCGCCGAGCCCACATGAATCCGATCGAGGTCAACAATGAGCCAAGCACAATACAACTTAAAAACTAAAACAGATTATCTCAACCGTAAAATGTTTCTGGACCCAGCCGGTCCTGTGACTATCCAGCGATTTGAAGAAGTCAAATATAAAAAAATTGCCGACTTTGAAGCCACAGCACGTGGATTCTTTTGGCAACCTGAAGAGATTAGTCTTACCAAAGACAGCAATGATTTTAAAGAAGCTTCAGATGCAGTATGTCATATTTTTACCAGCAACTTGTTACGACAAACAGCCTTAGACAGCCTACAAGGTAGAGGCCCAAGTCAAATCTTTACACCGGTAGTAAGCCTGCCCGAATTAGAAGCACTTGTTTATAATTGGACATTCTTTGAAACAAATATTCATAGTAAAAGTTACAGTCATATCATCCGCAATATCTATAATGTACCAAAAGATGTGTTTAATACTATCCATGATACCAAAGAAATTGTTGGAATGGCAAGCTCGGTGGGCGACTACTATGATGCATTACACGAAATTAATTGCCGTAAAGAATCAGGAGAAAAAATCAATGAGCGTACACACATTAAAGCTATTTGGTTAGCATTACATGCCAGCTATGCCCTGGAAGCATTCCGCTTCATGGTATCATTTGCTACATCGTTGGCCATGGTAGAGAATAAGATCTTCATCGGCAACGGTAACATCATCAGCCTGATCCTACAAGACGAATTGTTACACAAAGGTTGGACTGCTTATTTAATCAATCAAGTGGTCAAGGAAGATACACGTTTTGCCGAAATCAAAGCAGAATGTGAAAAAGAAGTGTATAATTTATACATGGATGTGATCCGTGAAGAAAAAGAGTGGGCTGACTACCTGTTCAAGAAAGGTCCTGTGATTGGCCTAAATGCACAAATACTTAAAGACTTTGTTGATTACACCGCAGTTGGCGCACTAAAAGACATTGGCATTAAATATCAAGCGTCGGCACCTAAAACTACCCCTATTCCGTGGTTTAATAAACACACAGATACCAGTAAAAAACAAACCGCATTACAAGAATCTGAATCAACCAGTTATGTTATTGGCGTTATGAGTGATGCTATTAACTATGACGAATTACCAAATCTATAATAAAACTTTTTATCAAAAATCACATGGAAAATATTATCACACGGCATTGTATAAATCCTGAAATGCTTATACATCAGCATGATGAAAAAAACACTCTGAATCTTGTCAAGACGTGGAATTATACAGAATTCTGTGAAACCATAGATTTTTGGAAAACCATATTGGTAGAAAAATATAATGCTCAACCCGGGCAAACTATTTACGTCCAGTGTGGGCCCAATGTTTATTACTATGCAGCAATTTTTGCAGCACTTGAATTAGGATTAAGTTTGATAGTAGATTGGCCACATATCAGAAATGACGATGACCTTAAAGATTACAAAGTAACTGTATTTGGCAAAATTGATTTTATCATTGTCAATCGAGATCTGCACGACCCTACATCGGACATATATTTTCCAGGCGATCATAAACGAGATCTAATGTTTGGAAAAAATATTATTTTTCAAGAAGATTTTGACACGTACACAATAAAAGACACTGAACTTTATAACAGGATGTCAACAACATTTTTGGCCAAGCCCGATGATGTATTGGTATATTCATTTACACCGGGCACCACAGGAGCACCTAAAAAAATACAGGACACTCACAAAAAAGTATATCTAACAGCTAAACGTCTGGGGAAATTATTATTTGAGCCTGGTAGCAGTTTGCTACACACACGAACACTACATCACGGTGCCAGTATGTGTTATCATTTTTTACCTGGCTTTATGACAGGCAAAGAACATTTTACCTGTAGTATACTTGAAAATCTTCCCACTTTTGTCAAACGGTATTCGATCAATCAATTGTTTTTATACAGCCCAATCATGGCTACAGAATTTTTACAGGAGTTGACCCCGGTAGAGCATCGTCTTAATATTACTACCATTTATCAAATAACTCCGGAAATTCTACAGTTGGTAAAAGAAAAAAATATTAATTTTATCAAGAGTGCATTTGGTGATACCACCATCGGTTTGGGATTTTTTATCAAACATGTAGATCAAACAACAGACCCGGACTCCTACAACGTAAGCAACATGGGCCCAATATTAGATGATTTTTTTCAAATTGAATTAAGAGACGGATTGCTGTATGTTTGTTGCCCGGCCTACGATACTGAGTGGAAAACCAGTGACGATTTATTTGAACTTGTTGGTCGAGATTATTATTTTAAAGGACGTTCTAACAGATACCGTATAAATGGCGAATGGATTGACCTAACTCAAATTGAAAAAGCAGTTGGTGAGTATTTTGGAGTTGACGGTGCCAATATAGTACTTGATATCGAGCAACAAAAAATTTATCTTGCGATTTGGGAATCAAATGATGAAGCAGAGGCAAAAATAAATAAATTTTTCAATGAGAATTATGATCAAGTCAAGATTTCGTATGTACTGAGAAATGAAATTTATACACATTACGATACCTCCAGGGCCATTGATAACTCAAAATTAAGATTGGTCTGTAGAGAAAAATTATTAAATAGTAAAACAAAATAATAAAAAGGAGAAAAATATGAAAGCAATAGTGTGGAGCAAAGATTCCTGCCCTTTTTGTGTTCAAGCAAAAGCATTATTAGAGTCACGCGGTATCGATTACGAAGAACGCAATGTTATGCATGAATGGACCAAAGAACAGTTGTTAGAAGCTGTGCCAACAGCACGTACATTACCACAGATTTTTTTAGATGAGAATTACATAGGCGGATTTACAGAATTAAAACGACATTTACAAGGATAAAATATGTTAATCAATAAAGGATACGCAGAAGGCGATATCGTGTGTTTCAAACTCGTCAATGGCGACGAAACTGTGGCACGAATAGTAGAGGATAATACCGACGCATTTGTTGTTGCAAAACCCTGCACTATAGTACCCAGTCAGCGAGGTTTAGGCCTGATCCAGAGCCTATTTGCCGGTGAACTAAATAATAATGTAATGCTGAATAAAAACCATGTGATGATGCATAGTACAGTGGTTGATGATATCAAAAATCATTATATCCAAACCACAACCGGTATTCAGCCTGTAACTAAAGGTTCAATAATTACTTAATATGCCAGGATTTCCAGTTGCCGTAACAGGGGATTTAGTTGATCCAGAATTTGGTCCCCCAAATGTTGTTGCTTCAGTAACAACCACAGTACTTGCTGAAGGCCGCCCTATAGCTACCATCGGTGCTATTGTGGCGCCTCACGGAAACTATACCAATCCAAAAGCACCTGGCTATAATCCCGCCTGTGCTGTTACTGTTGTGGCTGCTATGCAATTTAGTTCTACAGTTTTAGTCGAAGGCAAACCGGTTGCCATTGTTGGAGGTCCTGGTATAGGCAGTTTATGCGGATGTACATTCCACTCAGTTGAAGGTCCTGGAGCCCCGACAGTACAAGTGGGATTATAAAATGGCCACGGCAATAGAGTTAAACGCCCGAAGTACACTTATCAATGGCCACGGTTTAGCAGAGTCGGCGGATTTCCTCAACGAAATATCGACCTTTCAGGCACACCCAATCATACCATTGATAGCCGATACTTATTCGATGGCTATCACTTCCAATTCAAATGTTGAATTACTTTCAGCCTTGTCAAACTTGTGTTCGGGAGTAACAAGTGGACAATGGTTGATTGATGCCTGGCCTGGAAATATTTCTCCAGTATGCAGTAGCGCATCTAATCCTTATAGTTTTAGTAGTACAATCAACACTCAGGCTGCACTACCATTCGCTTCTGGCATGTCTGGTTTTGCTAATGTATATCAAACAGCATATGGATTTATGCAACAGGGATTTGATACTGTGGCCAGCATTTATATGCTACAGAATAAAACCTATGCCCAAAGCGGATTGGGATATACTGGCCCCAAAGACCTGGCTACCAATGGAATCAACAATAAAGGATCATTGTTGGGTAATGTTATTTTGGGCTGGGGAACCATGTACGACATTAACAATATTGCTACCATTGGCGATCCTTATGTGTTTGGACAAAATTTATTAAATCAAGGTCTTGGAAATTATGGGAATTTATCTGCACAGTTATCTGCAGCAGGATTGAACATCAATAATTTATCAGCGGTACCACAGAATACTACAACAACTGCAAGAGTTCCAACAAGTGTTTCGGTGTCAACGCCGATCGGTCCAATAGATATTCCGTCAACTGATACCGTGACAACAACCACAGCAGTTTCGGGAAATAGCCAAGACGTAGTTTTATCAATTTATAAAACAATTACAGGTACAGATTTACAAGCCATAGTTACTGCAACAAATGTAACCATTGCTAATTCATCAATAACAACACTGGCTGACTATCTAAATTTTAATAAAATTGTATCGGCTGTTGATTTGGTTCAATTAAACAATGCCGGAGTCTCCGATTTTTCAAGTTTTAGCAAGTATCTACAGGCCAAACTGGGCGGTGGTTATTTTAAATCTTGGAATGCCATGGCCACTTTGCTTAATTCCATAGAAGTTCCTACATTATCTTATACCACCACTACCAATACTACACCAGTTTTATTATCAAGCACCATAAGCACACTACTATCGCAAAACGGTACCGGGTCTGGACCGTTCAATAATTTACTACTTACCGATTTATTAGGCGCTACCGCAGGCATGCCGTACACAACTCTGTTCCAAACACTAAATTCAACCTATGGTAATCTAAATACCGCATCACTTTTATCAGCAGTCAACGATTTAAATTCTGCAATAGCAGCCAACGTAGACTATCCTGACATGGTTGCTGTGGCAGACAGCGTGACAGCAATTAATAATCGATTAAACTCTTTGTCGATCCCTGCTCCTGCACAATCGGCTTATTATCAAATGTTAAATCATCTTACCAACGAAGTTTCAAATTTACACAAAGCTGGTGTGGTGTTTAATTCCGGTTATCCGGTGGTGCTAAAAGGTTTCAGTCAAAATTTTGGTTCAAAAGCATCAGACCAAACACAGTATCAAACTTATCAATTTTTTGCCAATTTGATCACACACGATGCCTATGGTGATACATTGAGAGTCGCTGTTGCTGAATCGATGAATACATCTACCCTGGGTCAAGGTGGCATATTGGTCAAGAATGATCCAAATCCACAACAGGCATTGAGCCAAAGTCGAGCTCAAAATATACCATTAACTACGTACTTAAGTCAGAATAAGTAGGGTTTTAATGGCAAGATTTATCAGAAACACTACTTACCTTGACTTTATCTGACAAATATAGTATTATTATTCAATGGATATGAGTTTAAATATCTAACGTTCTTTAAAAAGAATGTACAACCTAAGGAGGACGAAATATGAGAACTCTGGCAAAGGTAGTATCTGTCATAGTAGCAATATCAGCCCTGACCGTAATGGCACCCGGTCATGCAGATGAAGTACAAGTAGCACCAGCATTACAACTAGCACAAGTATCACCAAGTTTTTATGATACTGTAACAACACAAGCGCAAAGCCGCTTAGACACTTTAGTAGATGCTATAATGTCACCCATTGTAGACATCTCAATCTCAAGCAAGGACATTGATTGCCTTGCACGTAATATCTATTATGAAGCCGGAAGTGAACCCGAAGAAGGCAAAGTGGCAGTGGCCATGGTAACCATTAACCGCGTCCGTGATGGCCGGTTTGGTAAGACCATTTGCTCGGTAGTAGATCAACGTACACATACTGTACGTAGCAAAGAAGTGACCACCGTCAAGATGGTAGAGACAGGTTTCTTTGGCCGCCCTGAAGCAGTCAAACAAAAATCAATGGTAGTTGAAAACGTTGCGGTATGTCAATTCAGTTGGCGCTGTATGTTTGTACACAAACCCAAGGATGTTGACGAGCGTTGGG